AGATAATGAGTCAGAGTTTGGTTGCTTTATGACTGATGCACAGATACAGCGTGGTGATTGCCTCATCATAATAGAAGAGGTAGAAGTTTTTGAAGATGATATTATAGAAGAAGAGGTAGTCAATGAAAAGATTAAAGAAGATGTGGAAGTCATCGTTCCTAAGGATGATGTTAATGTACTCGACACACCACAAGAGGAGATATTTGAAGATGAAGTGGTGGAGTTTGAAGAACTCCCTATTGAGTTCGAGATTATTGAATTTAATTTGGAAAACATTGCTCCCGAAATCGTGGTGGAAATACCAATACCAATTGAAGTTATAAAGGAAGTAATAGTTGAAGAAATTGAAGAAGATGTACAAGAAATTTTGGTTGAGCCAATACAGGAAATTATTGAAGAACCAATTGAAAAATATACCGAATATACCGAAGAAGAAATTGCTGTTGAAGTAGCTGAAGTTGAAGAAATTATAGAAGATATTGTTATTGAAGAAGTTACTGTTGAAGAAGTAGTTGAAGTATTAGAACAAGTTAATGATGTTGGTGTACAGAACTTAAAACAAGCATCAGAAGAGGTCCAAGAGATTGTACAAGCTGTTGTAGAGGAAGCTATTGCAGATGTGGAACAACTTACCACAGAACAAGTAGAAGTTGTAGCTGAAGTATTACAAATAGAAACTGAAGATGTAGCTATTATTGCTGAATCTATTAAAGATGATGAAGTTATAGCTGAAGCTGTAGAAGAATATGTTGCACGTGCTGTAGAAAATGCAGACGTTGAAAACTATACATTAGCTGATGTCGTAACAGAAGTACAATTTGAAACCTTTATAGAAAACCCAATACAAACCTTTATAGATATTGACATACAAGAAATAAACTTTAGTGACATAGGTAATGACATGACTACTGACCAAAAGGAAAAAGCACAAGAAGTTGTAGTTCCCGTAATCTTGACTAGAATAGTTAGCATGGCAGCTTTCGTATTTAGGAGAGGCAATGTTTAAAAAAATATGGACATGGTTCATAGCAATAGTAAAAGAAACTTTAAACCTTAGTTGGACTTTGGTTGGTTTAGTTATTGCAACATTAACATTGACTGGTTCTGCACAACAAGTTACGGGGCTTGCTACTGTAATTACGTTAATAGTATGGTTATTAACAATTGGATTTAGAAAGTAGGTGACTATGGACTGTTGTGGTAATGGCTGTTGTGGAGGTAAGTAATGGCACATGCAGCTAGAAAAGCAGCGTTAATAAAGAAACATGGACTTAGTGGAGTTAACAAACCTAAACGTACTCCAAGTCATAAAACTAAATCACACATGGTTTTAGCACAAGAAGGCCATACAATTAAGTTAATTAGATTTGGACAGCAAGGTGTATCAGGTGCAGGTAAAAATCCTAAGTCAGCTAAAGATAAAGCTAGAAAAAGTTCTTTTAAAGCTAGACATGCATCAAATATTAAGAAAGGTAAAATGTCTGCTGCTTATTGGGCAAATAAAACTAAGTGGTAATATGGCAAAAGTAAGTTGGATGTGGGGTGGCAAACGGTATTATGGTACTCTTATTAGAGAAACTAAAACACATAAGTTTGCTAGAACACATAATGGAAAGGTTAAAAAAATAAAAAAATGAAAGTATATACAAAAGCAGGTAAAGAATACAAGGGTGCTCATCATAAAATGCCTAATGGTGAAATACATTCTGGTGAAAAACATAGTAAAAATAGTAAACGTTTATATAAAAAGAAACAAAAAAAATGAATTTAGAAGTATTAAGAATTAGTAGTCAAAAAGATTCTACGTCTGGTATTTTGTTTGATGTCTCTAATAAACAAAGAAAATTTTTATGTTATACATTAGAAGATGAACAACGTGATGTAAAAGTTTGGGGTGAAACACGTATACCACCTGGTAAATACCAACTATCATTAAGAAAAGAAGGTGGATTTCATTCAAGGTATCAAGCTAAATATGGTGATATGCACAAAGGTATGATACATGTTAATGATGTTGAAGGATTTGAATATATATTATGGCATACGGGTAATACTGACGAAAATACGGCAGGTTGTCTTTTACTGGGGGATACACAGACAAGTAATTTAGTTGCTAAAGATGGATTTATAGGTTCAAGTGTTAATGCATATAAAGAAGTATATCCATATATAGCAGCTGCTATTGAAAATACACCAGTAATTGTAGAGTATATTGATTTTGATGGTACTATACATAGTAATGACATAAAACCTGTTGATAGTAATGACAATTATAATGTACTTTTAGAAAAGTTATCAGAAATTAGTGGAGAAATACAAACTATTAATGCTACTCTTAATAATAAAAGGATAAACTAATGCCTAGTTTTTATGATGATAGTGATAATATATTTCCTAACGATATAAATAATGATATTACTGCTGCATTAGATAAAGCAACTACAGATAATGAAACACCTACACCTACAAAAAAGAGTGATGCTAAAGAGCAAGCAGCTACAGAAAGAAGTATGGGTGAAGCAATATCAGATGACTTTGGTTCTTCAATTAAAGCAACAGATGATAGATATTTAAAACTTAAAGAAGTTCAAAATTTAAATTTTATGGGTATAGAAGGTAATGTATCAATTAAAACTTTAGAAGACCGATTAGTAATGATACAAGAAGCTAAAGCAGATTTAATAAGTCAAGGTAAAAATGTACCTACAACTGGTACATCGAAACCAAATAAAAAAGGAAACGTATATAAACGTGTAGATAATTTAAGTCCACAATTAGTTGAAGGTTTAAATTATTTAGATAAAGAAAGTAAGTTAGTAGAAGAAGCTTTACAATCTATTTATGAATTTGAAAATACAGAAAGAATTGCTAACCAAGGATTAAAAGGTAAAGTATTTCCTGTATCAGATAGGATAATGAAACCAGAAGATATTCAATTAGCTGGTAGAGAATTAAAAAAAAGACCTGGTGATATTGTAGGAATATCTGATTTAACTACACCAAATGTTAATGAAAGTTTAATAGCTAATTTTGATGCTGAATTATCAATTGATAAAATAGATAAAATAAGTATTAAAAATGCAGGTACTAGATATGCAAGTACTAAAAAAATAGACAAAAACCAAACAGTCAAAGAATTAAAAAGAGAATTGCAATATGGTTTAGACACAGCAGGTACATTAGATTCAGGTAAAGCTGCAGTAGTTACATCAGAAGTTATGGAAAATAAACCACAAGAAGTTATACAAACTACAGTAAACAAAATGAAACCAACAAGAGCTAAGTATGCACAAAATGAAATTGTATATGACACTGCAGGTGTTTCACAAGCTGACGATTTTAGTTTTGGTAGTTTAAAAAACGAAACATCAGAAATTGAAGAAGATGCTGCTGCAATAAAAAGAAAACGAAATATAAATCCTCTAGTTGACATTGGACAAAATAAACCTTTTTCTGAATACGGAAGTTTAATGCGTAATGCAGCTGGTGAAATAGTACCTTTTAATACAGGTTATATGGACGAAACAGGAAAATTTATTAGAAACAAAAAATTAGAATTTAAAGATGTAATGCCACATGAAATTAAAAAATACGGTATAACACCAGCACAAGGTTTAAAAACAAGTATATACGCTGAAAGTAAAAAATTACAAATGGATTTACCAGAATACAAAGGTCCTCTTAATCCAGATGATGTAATAGCTACAATGGATTATGCTACTACAAAAGATGGTACATTTGTAGAATTTAAAGATAGAACTGGAGTTATTAAACTTAATAAAGAAAAGAAAAAAATTTTAGTAGAAAAAACTGAAATAGTTAATGTTCCTGGAAAATCAAATAGCAAAGCAATAGCTGAAATATTTGCTGAAGAATTAGGACCATATGCATTAAAAGGTGGTGGTAAAATACCTAATTTACCTATAGGAACTCCAATGGTAATGGGTAATACAACTACAACTCAAAAACAAACTGTATTAGTTCAAGAAGAAATAGAAAGAACACGAAATATAATAGGTAGTAAACATAAATTAGGTTATCAAGATTTATTATTATCTGGCCATGAATTACAAGCTAAATCAATTGGTGGTAAATTTGGTGATTCTACTGCTTTACCTTATGTAAGTGAAAGTAGATTTAAAAATTATTTAGCTAATCGTAATATTACAATGAGTCAAACTGGTGGTCAAAGTATGAATAAAACTTTAAAAGTTTTAACTGATTCATCAGCAGAAAGTTTATTTAATGCTCCTTATGTTAATCCTAAAACTAATAAAAAAAGTTTAGGTTATTACGGTATTACTAAAGGTGATGTTTATAAAGCATTAGAAACAGAAGCTGTACAAATAGAGAATATTAGAAAATCAGCAATAGATAGTATTACTCCTAAAGATATAAACAATCCAGCTTATGTAGATACAGATTTAGATGCTACTAAAGAATATGACAAATTAGCTGGTACTAAAAAAGGTAGAAAAATTGGTACATTTAATATTCCACGTCAAGAAAATTTAAACTTTAGAGGAAAACCAAACAGAGGTACGTTAGAAATAGAATTTAGAAATAATAATAATATTGTTGGTGATTTAAATGATTATGGTATAGAACATCCTAAAGTATTAAAAGAACTAGCACCTGTAGATAAAAAATATTTATTTGAAACTGAAAAAGTTAGAAAGAGTACTGGTCAAGGTATAGAAAAATCTTTAGGTATACCTGATACTGGTGGTTTCCAACACTTATTTAAACAATCAGATTTCACAAATAAAGTAAAAGAATTTGAAAAGAGTTTAGTTTATGATGCATACACTAAAAGTTTAAAAAGTGGTAGTCCTCGTCTCCCAATTACGACTGACACGGATGTAATTTTAAAAAATATAACACCTGAACAATTTGTTAAATCAATGAACTTTGCTACTAAAGGTATGTCTGGTATTGAAATTAGTAAAGATACAGATTTTTCTAATATTAAAAATCAAAAATCATTAGTTAGACAGATTGCTGCAAGTCAATTTGCTACAACATCAGAAGGTGCTAAATTTGGTGATGTTGAAAAAGGAATTAGATTTGTTGATGAACTCAAAAAAACGTTTAAATTGATAAGTAAAGAAAGATAATGTATAATAAATTTAAAAGAAAAAGAAATTCTAATGGGACGTTTAAAAAAGACGTTGAGTGGACTCCTTGGAATGAAGCATGGAGTTATAAAATGAGTGAAGATTTAAAAGATATGTTAGAAAGAACTAGTTGGACCTTCGTTGAAGCGTTCATAGGTGCATTAACAGTTGCTCCTTTAGTTGGTGTAGATGCTGAAGTACTTCAGTTAGCTGCATTAGCTGGCGGTGGTGCTGCACTTGCAGTAATTAAAACATATGCAAAAAAACAAATAGGTAAATAATGGTTAAATATAATCCTAAAAAAGAAGATTTAAAAGCAGGATTAAGTTATTTAGACGATGTAATAAGAACAGCTTATGGTACTCACGATAGAAGTGTTAGTGCGTTTACTAAATATACAAAAGCTGACAGTGTAAAGCATGCAAGACAAGGTATATCTAAACTTGGTGTACAAAGCGGTGCTAAACAAGGAGGTAAAAGAACTGTAAGTATTATTACTGAAGCTGCTGAAGATTATATTAGAGATAGAACAACTGGTAAACCTACAAGCACATCAGGAAGTTTTATACATTTAGATGATGCTAAAAAAGCAGTTTTAGCACAAGTTGATGAAGCTATGAATTTTGCTAAAAATTTAGGAACTGCTAAATATGCACAAGGTGTGTCTACAGGTAAATTAATTGGACATGTTACTGGAGCACAAAAAGGAAAGTTAGCTGGTCAAGCTATGGCTGGTATTGCTTTTAAAACTGGTATTAAAGCTGGAGCTAAAGCTATGTTTGGTCCTGCTGCTATAGCTGGTGGTGCTGTAATGCATTATGCAGGTAAAGGTAAGGACAGAGCTCAAACTAATCCTGGATTTCATAAAGGAAAAGCAGGAAAATCTTATTTAGATTTAAGTACTAATACATCTGGTAAATACGGTATAGATTACTAATGCCTGCTAATCAGCCTCATGATTACACAACACATGGAATGACTGAACGTGAAATGAAACAACGTATTAAGTCACACTATGCTATGGCTGCTAAAGCATTTGAAAAGTATGAAAACAATAAAGTACCTGCAGCTTTTTTTAGTGATTCTTATAAAACGTGGGCTAAAAATAATCCTACATCTCCATGGTTTAATAAAGGTGGAGGTTATGACCAAATGGAAAAACAATCACATATAGCATATGATGCTAAGAAAAGAGCTACACAACGTTTAGCAACAGGTAGAAAATTAGTAGATAAATTAGCTTATGATAAAGCAAATAGTTTACAAAAAAGTATAAAAAAACTAACACAAGGAAAGTAATGCCAATTAATAAAAAAGGTAAAAAGAAAGCCTATAAAACTAAAAAAAAGAGTAAAAGATATTAATCAGTAGGATTATATAAAGTATACTTTAAAGTTATTTCTTTATTAGCTACTATTTTTTTACTTGTTTTAAGAAAATATCCATAATCAGTTTCCATTAATTTAACATTAGGTTTGTTATTATGATTAACAAATCCGCCTATAGGTGTACGTATTAATCCATTTTTAAATAAAGGATTGTCTGTTTTAATATGACTTATACCTAAAATTTTATCTTTAGGTATTTCTTCTGTCGCAAACAACCCTAATCCCTCTATGTCTGATTCTTTTATAGTTAAGTAATCAGGTAATGGTCTATAGTATTTCATCAGGATACTTCCAAGTATTTTCAGGTATAAAGTATTCTTCATTATTAGGAAAATTCCAATACTTCATTACTAATGATTTGTTTTTAAATCCTGAACCTGCATAAATTGTATTAGCTACTGTCATAAAAAAGTATTTTGTACATTGACCATTGACAAATGCTTTGACATATTTAACTTCTTGTAATAATTTAAGACGTGTTAAATAATTTAATGTTTGTATTGTTACTTCTGTATTACGTTCTTTCTTTAATTTTTGTACTAAAGTTCCATAGGTTTTAGGTAACGGTTCTAACATACTATATGTATATCTATCATTAGCTAATTTTGCTTCTGGGTGTAACAAAGATGACAGTTTATGTGTAAACTTTATTTCTAATTTTGTATTTCTTTTCTTTAAAGTAAGCATAGCAAATACAGGTGTGCCATTTTTGTTAAGACCTAAAAATCTTTTACCATTATATGTATCTCCAATTTCTTTTAAATGCTTAATATCTTTAGCAATTTCTTTTTCTTTTTTCTGTAATATGTCCTTTTTATTACTGGTTTTTGCTGTTCTTTCTATAGTTGTTGAATATTTATTATCTATTGTTTCTAACATTATTCTTCCTCTTCTGTTTTATTTTGTAATAAGTAATAGTAATTGTAGTCAGTAACAAATTGATGTATTAACGTGTCTACTTTTTCGTTGTTAGGTAAAGTATTTGTTTGGCTATTACCTAAGTAACCTATTAATGTTACTGCCCAATGTCTTAAATCCATGGGTGTATTAAATACATTGCCATGCGGTTTCTTTTTGTTAGTCATTTGTCGCCTTTCCAACAGTGTTTACTGCTATTCCAATGATGCCAACCGTCATTATATGCTAACCATGCAGCTACAGACGTTGATAAGTTTGCGTTTAGCCTATCACCTTTAATGTTTAATTTAGGTGTTAACCATTTCCAAGTCTTATCATTAAATTGCCATAGTCCTTTATCATATGTTTTATTTTTATTTTTACCAATAGCTGTAGCTTTACCTCTACTTTCACAATAGACAATTAACATTGCTTGTTTGACATCTTCCTGTTTAAAATATTGTTCAATAGTAGGTTGCCATTGTTTAACATACATTACTTTTGCTGTTTCTTCTTTACATTGGATGTAATTAGTTATGCTGTCCATACTCACAGGAATGGATAATGCACAACTAATTACTAATCCAATCATATTATGCTATTGACTTAAGTCTTTTACGACTCATTGCATTGCCCTTACGCATTGTTGTTTTGTTATCTTTAGGCATTGACACTAAATAATATAGGTAATAACCTTTTTGTTTAGCTGCCATTGTAACTATGTCCCAACCAGCTTGTCTTAAATCATGTAACACACCACCAAAGCGTGTACATCTTAAGTCAAACACAAACTCACTATTACTAATAGGCTCATTAAATCGTTCATTTTCCAGAACAAATTCAATTAGTTGTGTTTTATTTTTTACTTCGTCAGGTATTTGCGTACCTCTAAATGATTCAATCATTTATATCTCCTTTTTTTATTATTTGGAATCTAAATTCCATTCTTTTGGTAGGTCACTATTGTCTAACCACCATGATTTACGCCACTTTCCACTATGTCCACTACATTTGATAGCATCATTTGTACTGCACACAAAGTCAGGACTTTTTTCTGATTTTTTGTTATTTCTATTGTCATATACCATTTGATGACACCATGGACATTTTAAATCGTCACGATATTTGTTTTGTTCTTCCATATTGTTTATTACGCTTTCTGTTACTGCACTTGCAGGTTTAACACCTGGAGTTATATCTTCTACTTCTCCCATAACACTTTCTACTTTCTTAATTATATCTAAGTCAGCAAATTCTTTTTGCGTATAATCAATTGGCATATCATGTAACTTTTCAATGTACTTAAACCATGTATCTAATTGTGCATCAGAATAATCTTGTATCATTTTTGGAAACTTTTTAATATTTGCATATTGATTAGCACTGCCTATTATCTTTTGCATAGTCTTTGTGTCAAGACCAGCTAACATTTCTTTAACAGTATCTCTTATAAATTCTGCATCTTGCATTAGTCAGTCCCTAAAATGCTGTCCATAATAGCATCATGTTCTTGCTTGTCTTCTTTAGATATTTTGTTTTCTTTTTTACGCATATCTACTTTAGTAACTTCAACCATAGCATCTTTGTCAGCCATTTCTTGTGTGTAACCATCAGGTGCATAAGATGTAGCTTCTTCTTCTGTTTGTTTGCTTCCAGACCATAGTTCTACACCTAAACCGAACCGCATACATGCACGTTTAAATGCATCAGACTCTGCGTCTTTAAGGTTGTTACCGTCATTGAACTTAGCATTGCCAAGTTTAAAAGTATCAACGTCACCAAAACCGTCATAAGTACCCATACCTTCTATAAATATAGTTCCTTTAGCACCGACTATTCTTTTTTCTCCATTGTATGTACCATATACAGGTTCACATTTCCAAGAGTATATTACTCCACTATCACGTAGTCTTTCTACATAATTAGCGTGTGGTACATAGTCCCCGAATTTACCAGCAGGTGCTTTTTTAATTAGTTCCTGTGGAAATGGGGATAATAATTTACTGGTATCTTTTTCTACCATTATTCTCCTATCATATTTATTTAATCGCAAAAGAAAGACTGTATAAAGGCTGCGTTAGCAGCCGTATAAGACTAACTTAATGCTTTTTCTACTGCACTTGTAAGTGTATTACTACCCAGTTCAATAGGTACAAATTTATATTCATCATCAATTAAGATAATAAAATATGGTTTGCTACCTAGACCTGCATATTCTACGCTTACTACACGCACAGAATCTTTTACTACTAGACTAGACATAACATCTCTCCAATTGTTCTATACATCCATTAGTTTAACAAGATATTCTGCAGTTACACCGTATTTTGGTTTTACAAACAATAACCATTGACATGGTTTACCCATGCTTGCTAACTGTTCTAATGCATAAGTGTTATAACTTTCTGTACTTCCATTAACCCAAAGCCTAATATCATTAAGATACATAGTCGTAGGTGTATGAAAATGGCCAGCTATAGCATAATCAAAGTCTGGCATCATGCCGTTTGCAGCTAATGTTTTCCAACCTTGTAGTTTTTTTCCGAATCCATACCATGGAAAACCACCAAAACCTCTGATGTTATCGCCATGCCATAAGAAAAATTTACAATTTTCTCCTAGGTCTGCAACATCAAACCAATGATTGTCATTTTCACTGTCTGGTATTGTCCATTGTATTCTTTTTTCGTCTCTATATATCATTGACATAATTTTGCCAAGCATTCTATCTGCATTGGAATCTGGATGGTAGTCTTTTCTACTACGTCCACCTAAATGTCCATGATTACCTATTACCCAATGTACGTCTACTTCGTCAAAGTTTGCAAGTAATATGTCAAAAAATTTAGTCATTATACGTGGACCGTCTACTGTCACTTGTTTGTATAATGAACTGTCAATTAAATGTGATTGTCCAGGAAATATAAGTTCGCCTTCTATTATATCTCCAACTGCAAACACTGCACATTTTTTAACCTTATGTACATGTCTTTGTACATTAGCTAAATCAACTATCTTATTTGCATATCTAACAACTCTTTCTTCAGCTATTTCTGTATTGTATTCTGGTGTTACTTTAGCTAATTGTATATCTGATAATACAGCAACTGCTATTTCTTCATCCTTTCTTACTTTATTAGTTTTAGGTTTAGGTATTTTAGGTTTATCCCAAGTTCTTAAATTGGTATTAACAGCATCATAAATAGAATTTATTAAATCCTCTTTTTTATTTTTAGCTTTATCTAATTGTTTAAGTAACTTTAAATTGTCTTTTTTAAGTTCTTGTATTTGAGTAGATTCAGCAGCTGCTAACAATTCGTCTATATTTTTTTTATTTGCCATTGTCAAACTTTTTTAAATAGTTTTTCATAGCAGTTTCTGATAATTTAATATTAAAATTATCCTCAAGTATTCTACATAATACGTAAGGTTTCATCTTAACATCGTCTTCGGTTATTCTTTTTTTGATTGCGTCCCAAAATTCACGAGCATCGTCTGTAATTGCATCTTCTACAAGATTACCTTTCATTCCATGCTCGGCTTCTGAGACTAATTTATTTATATCCATAAAATGATTATAATAGGATAAAGATTAATGCAAGCGATTTTAAAATAAATATAGTACAGTAGGCATGAATAACACCTACTGCACTATTTCAAAGACGTAGCATTAGGCTTACCGCAGGAAAGGAGTACTGCAGACACTTGCGTGTGACTTAATGCTACTTATTGTCTTTAGTTTAACTGATTTATTTGTAATGCAAAGGATTTAACATCATCTATATCTGCTAATCTTGTAATATTATTTACTTTTAGAATTTCTTGACATTCTTTAAATAAATTACCACTATTAGAACCTGATTTACCAAATACATACATATCTGATACCCATATTCTTTTAGATTTTTGAGTACCTAACCAACGTAATGCAGGTCCGTCAACGCCATTACCTCCACCAGTATATTTGTCTAAATATTCTTGTTGAACTCGCTTACCTCTATCTGCAATAATACGTAACGAACCTGATTGATAAGAATCGTAATAGCTTTGATTGTACATAGCAATTTTAACTGCTGGTAGTAACAACATAATATCTAATATATCTTGTCCATCAAAATTCATAGAACCTGATGCGTCAATAAGTATTGTGCCACCATAAACTCGTTGTTTTTGTTGAAACACTTTCTTATCTACACACCAACGATTAATATACTTAGGATTAGTACCATAATCCATGGGTCTATATTCTCTTCCTTTCTTTAATTTACTTTGCATATTTACAGATAATTCTGGTTTATGAGTTATCATATCGCACCATTCACCATTATTAGCTTGTAAATCTACTGCATAATTTATGTCAGCAGGGTTATTTTGTTTAATTTCTTCAGCTTTTTGTTTAGTATCTAACATTGCTTCTTCTAATGTTTGTGGTAAATCACTATCTTCAGATTCTTCATCAGATTTTTTCTTATTACCATGTGACATAGAATTTTTAGCACGTTGTTCTGCTGCTAAACGTTCAGATTCATATATTTGTTCTTTAGTAGGTTTATCATTAAAATTATCCATTAATTTATGCAAATCTTTTGCTACTTTTCTTACTTTTGCATAACTAGGACTTTCAGCATAATAATAAGAGCGTCCATTTTTTACTATTCTGTTGTAAAAACTTTCAGCTTTTTTTATAGCCCAATTTACTTGTGATATACGATACCTAGTAAGTTCATTTGTATTTTTTACTTCTTTCCATATTTCTTTGAATAAAGTAAATTCTCTACTATCTGGTGTCCACCTATTATAAGCAGACTTTTCATTTTGTATAGGCCACATTTGACTCATCAAATAAAGTATTATTTCAAATTCAGAGTTATTATACATCATTTCATAATGTTTTTTCTCTAAATCTTCAGGACATATTATATAATCGTCCATATATAATTCTTTTCTACATAATAAATAACTAATACGCACTTCTTCACATACTTCAATAGTTATTTCTGATTCGTCAGGTCCTAGCCTCCCAATAGTTTTGGGAGACCATTTAACATGACCTAATTCATGACGTCTTATATTTCTAGAATGAAAATGTCCACAACTTGTACATTCATCATCTAAAGGAACATACATTTCTTTAGATTGATTTGATGTACGTGGTCTATCTGCATCCTCAAATATTTTCCAGTCTGATTCACCAGATACAATATCTGGAAATGGTACTTTATTCTTCTTCTGATACATGATTTAACTCAGTGTCATTTATTTCAATATCGTCTGATAATTTAATAGCATCCATTAATTCTGTAGCTCTATCTTGAAATATTAAAAATGCTGCTTGTTCTTTACTTAAACCTTTTTCTAAAAGTTCAAAGAACTCACGCCAGCTTCTAATAGACAGTCTAGTTTCCATATCAGTACTTAACGAACTTTCTGATATAGTCGATTGCCACGATTTAGGAAACATTGATAATGCTTTAGGATGTATAGTATCAACATGTATTTTAACTGGAAACCTATCTTTCAATGCCATAGGCAGTGATTCAGGTAACGAGTTAGTTGTAGCTATTACAGTAAAACCTCGTTCAGGTCGTACTGTTTCCTTATTATCATTATTTAATGTTAATTGTGCTATATCTTTGTCATCTAATATAGCATGTAAAAATGTCATAGCATCTGGTGATGCATGGTCTATCTCATTGATAACCAATCTACCACCTTTACGCCATGATTGTATTGCAATACCGTCATGCCATTCAAACGTACCTGTACTACTTGGTTTGTAAAAACCTTCTAAGTTAGCACTGGCTGTGTCTTCTGTCATAGTTACTTGATATACATTAGGTTCTCCTTCTAATGTCATACCAACTTTTTGCGTTGCAGCACTATATGTCTTACCCGTACCAGGAGGTCCGTATAATAATATTCTGTCTGCGTTTCCGATTGCAGCGTCAACTGCTTCCCAACAATTTTTCATGTTGCTCCTTTCATATTGTTTAAAATATAGATGGTACAAAACGACAATAAATGTCAATTTGTCCTGTATCTATATTTCTTCTTTGTTTAATTTCAAACGCACCTTTATCTTTAAGATGTGTTATGTTTTTTTGTGTCATATTTTCTATATTAGATTTAACACCACTTATCCATTTGTCACTTGAACCTATAACGTACCATTCTTCTGGTGTTGATAGCAAAGTTTTAGCTATGCTATCTGTTAATAGGTTTGGTTGTTTACCACTTCTGTTTAACCCAGCAGCTGGTGGTGTTTTTCTTTCTATAGGTTTATTATTATCAATTGTCATTATTCTTTAACCATTGTTCTACATCATCTGCCACATGTGATGCTACTTCTTCTAATCCAGTAGCAGCTATGCCGATAATTAAATCTTCATTATCTACTAAGCATGCTTGTATTGAAGTTGGTTCTGATAAATAAAAATCATGAAATGCTTTATTTTCTAATATAAAAGTATGAAATTCTGTCACTGATTCCATAGTAAATTCTACTTTGTCTTGTCTATCAAGTACTTTGTAAAATTGAGTCAATATCATCATTTTCCTCATCTTATCTATTTCCAATGCTTGTTGTATAGCAGCATTAACGTCTATTGCATATACTCTATAACGTGAAGTTATAACTTTTTCATTGGTATTAAATACTTTTGAACTAAAAAACGTATTTTCAGTGTCTGATTTTACATAACATGTTGTTACATAATATAGACGTTGATTGTTTTTTATTACTTGTATTTGTTCGTTATTGCTAAATTCCTCATCGCAATTTGGACAGTCGCAATTTTCTTCATCACTCATAGTATTCCTTTCTGCTTAAATAGCTTGTAACACACAGTCGTCCTATTCCTTGCTAGCTTAAAGGCTGGAACTCTCTTACTCTATGTGCTACAAGCTACTTACATAGAATGTAAACAAAGGGGATTGTTTATATAATAAGTAGCTTTTATCCTGCTGGGATAAAATATCATAATAGAAAATATAGAAAAAGATAGCGTTAGCTATCTATATGCCAGTAAATAAATCGTAATCTTCATAACTAGCATGACATTTCCAGCACCACCACATGTCTGTATATTCATCGTCAAATTCTAATTCATATCCACAGTCACAGCTAGGTTTAGTAGCTTTATTTTGTGTTTCCCACTGCCAAGCAGGTTTATGTTTATATTCTTGACGCAACTTGTACAATGCTATGTCTATTTCTATTGTTTTAATTAATTGTTTAATATGGTATATAATCCATTTATATATATTATTGTTAAAGAATTTAAGATTCATCATCTATAAATGCAAAAACTTCCATATTAAAACTAGGGTGTATAATTGTAATATCTTTTTGTGCATTTTTTGTAGCTGTCACTATATCATTTGCAAAATAAGTTTTTTCACCTCTAAATTGTACTTTAAATTTCTTCATAATCTTTCCATATTTCTAATATATCAAGAACATAAGTGTTAAATTTCTTATTTTCCCCAGCAATTTTTATTACTTCATGTATATTTTCTATTATATCGTCATTATCCATATCTTCTGGATATACAAATGTCACAGATATATCTTTAGTCATGTATCTTTTCTCTGTATTATGGTATATGTATACTTCGTTATTCATTCTTCCTCCTTTTTTACTTTTTCTGCATCCATAGTTTGTATTTGTGTTAACCATAGAGCTTGTTGTTCAGCTGTCATAATATTAAAAGCCAAATCTATATGTTTACGTAATACTTTAATGATTGCTAATGCTTTAGCAACACTCATTATTATGTCATTCATTGTTCTTCTCCTTTATTTACTTCATGTATTTTTTCAGCTATTAAAAAAGAAAATTTGTTCAACAACATATCTGTGTGACCTCTAACAATTGCTAAAGCACCTTGATTTTGTGACCATTCTTCTAGTTCTAATATCATTACTAATACTAAATTTTTGATTGATTTGTTATCTAATTGATTTAACATATCTAACCAGTCATCATGTATTTCTTTCATTTTTGCCATTACTTACCTCCTTATAAATAGCTTGTAACACACAAGGGCTTGCAATTTATTACGACATTAACCTTATGTGCTACAAGCTACCTACATTGTTGCATACAGGGCATTGTATTTAATTTGTAGATAGCTTTAATTTAACCTTCTATTGGTGTAGAAGTATTAAATGAATTTTGTATTTCTTTATATTGTGATAAATATACTGATTTAATTAATTTAAAATCATCCATTGGGTATTCTGTCACTTGTAATTCATCATAATCAAATTCATCAACATGTTTATTAACTATTGTTAACTTATATGTTGATGCAATATGTTCTAATAACATAAACGGTTCACTCCAAGCACTTCGAAAACTAATTTTTATACTTGTGTCATCTTTAGTAACTATATCAGTTTCTCTGTCTCCCCATTTAGTTCCCCAGTTAAGATATTGCCAGTCAATAGAGTTATTACAGTCATATTTTGCTATTAACTCATCGTTTGTCATATCTAATAATGGTCGTTTAGTACCGTCCTCATCCTCATACCATTCGCTATATTGAATATCATCAATAGTTATTGAACCAGTGCTTATTTGCGTTAGTTCAAATGGTGTAGGTAGTGTATTAGCTAAGAAATATACGTCCTCATCAACTGATATATCATCATATAATTTGTCTATATTTTCCTTTTCACCTGTAATTTCTACGTTATTCATTGTCCAGTTAGGCATTATTCCTCCTCTTTTTTCATATTTTGTGTTGTTTCCTCAAATATTGCTCTAGTAACCATACGATTGATAGTTGTGTCCATAAGTCTTGTTAAATCAAGATTACTTAAGTTTGATTGTTTTTGTTCCTCTATAACGTGTCTATCTATCATATTTGGTATAGTAATTGCAGTCCAGTCAAATAAATCTAGCCAACTATGTGTAATGGTCATTAACATACTTCTTTTGTTAATTGTTAGTATAAAACTAACGCCAGAACGAAATTCTGGTTGTTCTCCATTTTCTGGATAGATTTGTATATCGTCAAAGTATTTGCTGTTAAATATATCGACATCTATCATGTCAAATATATACCCAGCAGTAGTTGTATTTATGTTATACATTGTATTCCTTTCATATTGTTCGTCTCATATTTAAGTGCTAAGTCCCCTGAAGGGCTTAAAAAAGAAAAGCCTGGCTAATTTAATAACCAGGCAATTCTTAAAAGTTACGTTAGTAACTCCAGATAGTAGAAGATTTAACAGGTGGGGCAAACACCTTAGAAATGGTCATTTGATAACCAATTTTTGTCTCATCAACACCAGTCTCTGGATTAGTAACTGTGTAATCGTCCCTGCGTGGTTTACCCTCGATAAGAACTCTAAACATAGGTCCTTTATAAGGGTTACCCTCAACGTCATTGCCAATTGGAGCAGATTGTATACTTGCAAGTATTGTATCTGCAGTTTCGCCAAATGCTGAACAAAAGAAACTAGCTTGTTTCCCCTCAACATCATCATAACGAAATGTAAATTGGTTAACCCAAGTATCACCGTCTTTAGTTGTACCTGTTTTAAGTTTTGCCATATCTGGTACGACTATCACACCAGTTGACACGAAGCTATTAATAGTATTCATATCTCCGCCATATTGTTTTAACTCATTCATAATTTAATCTCCTTTTCATAAATGAACATAAAAGAAAGACAACCGAAAGATAGCGTTAGCTATCCTCCAGCCATAATTCTGTTGTATTTAATTTGTAATCCCAACATGGGTCACAAAACGTAAGGCCTTGCATTGGTAGCTTAGCCTGACACCTAGAACACATTTAATGTACCTGACAAGTACCAGTCACGCAATAGCATGGGTCATTGAACTGCTCGGCATAATAATCCATTAGCTCATCTGCCATTAAGTCGCCATACCATTGGTCAATGTGGTTTTCTGGGTAGTTATTCATAATATCCTTTCATAAATGTCATAAGAGAAGATAGAGAATATGTGTGCGTTAGCATACCTACTACCTACCTAATGATTAAGAAACTATCCCTTAAGTAAGGAACAGATGTCTGTATATCATGGAAGAAAGGATGTAGAAAGAGTGCGTTAGCTCTCAAGCGTTAGCATAGCGTTAGCACTTGATAGCGTTAGCTTGACCTACCGATGTTAACCTGGACGTACGTTAGTATCTATGTATCTAGTTTAAGATATGCTGGTAATACTGTAGTTGGTTGGGACGTAACGGGCCAGTGTTTACCTGTCTTTTCTGATTAGTAGCTCTATTAAGTCCTTGAGTATTCGGTTTGTGTTTCTGCTGTATACTTTCGTATCCCGAACTTTCTGCCCCCCGATGGCAACTTCACTTGTAACTGAATTTACTTCTAATGTTTGTAATTATTACCAATATAACATATAATTAAATCTACGCAACCATCTACAGAAAGATAGATTATGAGCCGTATTATATGTCAAGCAAAAGGATGCAAGAATTGGCTTAAAGGTAAGCAAAGGAAGTACTGTTCCGAGCAATGTAACAAGCGTAGTTGGGCTCAAAAGAATCGTGACGGAGCAGAATTACCTACAAAACCCATAAACAAGGAATTTAAATCAGATACAGGTAACTATGCCTCTATACGTAGGGGGAAGTATTATAACGAATTTAAAACATTGTATGCTGAAACACTAGCAGCAGGCGAAATAACCACCCAGGAGGTAGCCGCAGACCTTAATTGCACGTCAGCTACCGTATCACGCATGCTCGCTGCATACAAGATTGATAAAGGTACAGAAATCAAAGGGGAAAATTGGTCACAAAGTAATGAAGTACAAGAATTATTAGCAAATTTTTCTAGCTTTCGCAACAAGTATTTTGCTACGGAAACGGGGGAAAAGTATGAAACAGCAGACTTTCACTTAAACTGGATAGAAAACATAGAAGACTCTATAGAAAACGGTAAAGAGCTTTTAATACTAAGTCCACCTAGACACGGTAAGACTGAATTATTAATACACTTTGCTGTCTTCCAAATAATGAAAAATCCTAACATACGTATCATGTGGGTAGGTGGTAATGAAGACATAGCAAAGAATGCTGTAGCATCAGTATTAGACCAACTAGACGAGAATGATAGATTAAAAGAAGACTTTTGTCCTCCAGGTAAGAGTTTTAAACCTGATAATAGGTCAGGTAAAAACTGGTCACAGAATCAGTTTACTGTAGGTACACGAACAGTACCTGGTATTAAGTCACCAACTATGGTTGCTGTAGGTAAAGGTGGGAAAATACTTTCTCGTGATTGTGACTTGATAATAGCTGATGACATAGAAGACCACCAAACTACAATGCAACCTGGTGCAAGAGAAAACACTAGACAGTGGTGGACAACAACGTTATCTTCTAGAAAAGAGGAACATACTGCTGTTGTTGTTATAGGTTCAAGACAACACTCTGATGATTTGTATCATCATTTATTATCTAACGAAAGTTTTATGACCATAGTAGAAACAGCACACAATATAACGTGTAATTTACCTGACCATTTACAAGAAGAACATCAGGAATGTATGTTATGGCCTGGCAAGAGAACATACAAATGGTTAATGTCTCGTATGCAAGCTGCAGAGACTACGGGTGGTAGACAGATTTATGAAATGGTTTATTACAATCAGGCATATGTAGAAGGTACACAAATATTTACTATGGATATGATTGACCAATGTATGAGACCTGATTTAAGTATTGGACAAATACCAGGTAGTTTACATTTAGTTGCTGGACTTGACCCTGCTAGCTCTGGTTATCAAGCCGCAGTACTCTGGGGTATTAATGCTATGAAAGGAGAACTCTTTTTAGTAGATATAGAAAATAGACAAGGTGGTGGCGTTAAACATGCATTGCAAATTATGTCTGACTGGTATCAAAAATATGATTTACAACATTGGATAATTGAAGAGAATGGTTTTCAAACAGCTATACGACAGGATGATAAAATAAAAGATTTTGTTTTACGAGGTGGTATTACTATGCAGGGGCATATAACAGGTAAAAATAAACACGACCCAATGTATGGTGTTGGTTCTATGGCTGGTTTGTTTGAAGCACAAAAAATCTTTTTACCGACAGGAAATTCTGAAAGTCTTGCTAAAGTTAATAGTTATAGACAACAACTATTATATTTTGATGGAAAACCTGTTAGTACTAGAAACAAAGAGAAAACAGATTTAGTAATGGCAGCTTGGTTTCCCATGAAAGTATTTAGAAGAATGAACAAGGAACAGTTAGCAACAATGGGATTAGATTACAACGCAAGTTACACAGATTTTGATAGAACAGATTATAATGAGGCACCATGGGGATAGAAAATTTAGATATTAAAGACTACAAAGAGATTGTAGATAATGCAACACAGTTAGTTGCAGGTAAGCCTTCTAAACATAGACAGGCACAGAAAGCTAGAATTAAAGCAATTTTAAATGGTGGTGCTGATGGTATGAAAGCATTACTAGGAAACAAAATGGAAACATCTGATGTTGATTTATTACCAGCTCCTAACATGTTGCAGTCAGGTATAGACCGACTTGCACAAAAAATATCTGGTGTACCACAAGTAAGAGTTGACATAATGAACCACAATACCTCTGACAGAGCTAAAGTTCGTGCAGAGAGACTAGAAAGAATTGTTACGTCATATGATGAGAAACAAAATTTAAATTTACAATTAGCACAAGCTGCTAGATGGTTACCTGGTTACGGTTACTGTGCGTGGATTATAACAACAAGAACAGACAAAAATGGTTATATATATCCTACTGCAGAACTCCGTGACCCTTTTGATACTTTTCCAGGAAACTTTGGTCCTAATCAAGAACCTAGAGAACTAGCTGTATTAAGAAGAATACCTAGATATAAACTTGCACAGTTGTATCCAGAGTTTGCAAAAGAAATATTGCATGTAGAGGAAAAAGAAACATCTGAAGCAGCATTCGGTAAAGGTGGCGTAGGTACACAATACGAAAATGACAAAGATAATAACTGGGAAGATAACACAGGTCAAGGCGTACGAATAATTGAATATTATGACTTAGGTGGTACGTACATAGTATTCCCAGAAAAAAGAATGATACTTGATTTTATTCCTAACTACCTTAGTAGTCCACCTTTTGTTTTTATGAAAAGAACATCTTTTGATGAACTTAAAGGTCAGTATGACCACGTTATAGGTTTAATGGCTATGATGGCAAAGATAAATATTATGTCAGCTATAGCTATGGAAGATAGTGTTTTCACAGAAACAAATATTTCTGGTGAATTAGAATCAGGACAATACAGAAGAGGTAGATTTGCTATAAACTATCTTGCACCTGGTACACAGGTATCTAAACCATCAAACAATATACCGTATCAATTATTTCAACAGATAGATAGATTAGAAAGACAACTGAGATTAGTTGGTGGCTATCCAGTTACTGATGATGCACAATCGCCTAACTCTTTTGTTACTGGTGCTGGGTTACAAGAGTTAAACGGAACTATGTCATTAATGATTAATGAGTATAGAGATGTTATTAAACATGCATTACAAGACATGGACGAAAAAAGATTAGAACTTGATAGTTTATTAGCAGCACAGTTTGAAGAACTTAGAAAAAAACCTATACAAGGATTTTATGCAGGTACTGCTTTTTCTGAAAATTATTCTCCTATAGCAGATATAGGTGGAGATTTTAGAACAAGACGTATTTATGGAGTTATGTCAGGTTTTGATGATGGACAGAAAATTGTAACTGGTTTGCAATTACTACAAGCAGGTGTTATAGACGTAGAAACATTACAAGATAATATTGACGGTTTAGATAACATAGCTAAAGTGCAAGAACGTATTAGAAAAAATAAAGCAGAGAATGTTTTATTTGAATCAATACTTGCTAGGTCAGCACAAGGAGATATGGCAGCTACACAAGCAGTAATAGCTATATATGAATATCCTGCAGAAATGACAGATATAATGAGAATGTTTTATACTCCACAAGAACCACAAATGAGTCCAGAACAGGAAGCTATGATACAACAACAAATGGCCGCAGAACAAGGCCAACAAGGTGGCCAACCTCAACAACCACCACCACCACCATCAGTAGCTTCAGCGTTTGGAGGAATGTAATGAACGAAGAAGAAAAATTTTGGGACATTATAGATGTAGAGTTTGGAGATAATCCTTTTGGTGATTTTCATAATCCTAAATATCACGTTATAAAACCTTTACCTAATATAGTTATTATGATAGAACAACCTGATGAGGAGGAAGAATTTGGCCAAGAACCGTTCTAGAGGTGGGTATAGAAAACCTACACCTCAAAGAAAAAATGCAGTTAGTGGGCCTGGAGCTTTAAGTCAAAGAACTGATGGCACCCAACCTACAATGCGTGGACAAGATATGGCTTATGGTGAAAGCAAAGCATATCAGGAACAACAACAGGCTGCACCAATGGGGGATAGTGGTGGAGCTAATGCACCCTTTCCAATACCTCCAGAACAAGGACAATCACCAGATGTATTTGCAGGAACCGAATACCCTAATGAACCTATTACAGAAGGAGTTCCTATAGGAGAAGGTGTTGGAGCAACTAGGAATACAGCAAGTGATGTGGATATATTATTGCAAGCAATGTATCAAGTTAATCCTCATCCTCTTATAGCTGAATTAATTAATGGCAGAAGTCAATAATGTTTGGCGACCCTATTAAAGAGCAGGAGATGCTCACTGTACAAAGAATAGAACAAGCTAAATTAGCTCAATACACAGAACAATTAAAAAATAACCCAGGTATTACAGATTTAGCAGTAGCTCATTTACAACATAATCCTATTTTATCTAAACCATTAATTGCAACATTAGCAGTTATGGGTGTTCCACCAGATGCTCCTGAAGTACAGAAATTAACTGATGAAGCACAAGCTAAATGGGTAACTGAAGAATCTAAAAAATGGAATGAAATAAACGAAAAATATAGAGACGAAAAAGTAACTGATGATATGCATTTAAATATTATTGATATTGTGACAGGTGGTTATGCACCAGGTGGTAGAACACCAGAAGAAGTAGGAAAGTTTTCACCAGCTGTTTGGTTAATAGGTACACTTGATGCAATTAGAGAAAGTTGGAATAAATGGAATCCTTTACCAACATCAGACATATTACAATTTGGGGGTGGAGGTGTACCCTATAGAGCACAAGGTCGTATATGGAGATATTATCAAGATTTAAATAGATATGATGAGTTACTTGAAAGAGGATATAGTCCTAAAACAGCACAAGCTAATATTGCCTCATTAGTTAATATATCAGAAGTACCTAATTTAGGTAAAGATATGGGTGATAAAGAATTATCACAAAATATAGATTTTCTAAAAGAAGCAATAAAATTTTCTGGAGAAAACTATATTTGGGCAGCTGCTAAAAAAGTATTTAATGGTGAAGCAGTTAACATGGATAGAAGTAAGAGATTCTTCTTTGAATCTGTTCATCATGACAAAGACCCTAAATATTATGAATTATTAGAAAAATTTAATGGAGATGAACAAAAAGCTAAAGATTTATATTATTTAAAAATAGGTGCTCCATTAAAAGAACTAGATGAAAATGGTGAGATAAATTATTTAAGTGCAGCTAATCCAAACAAAATATCAATATGGGCAGATAGAAGAACAAACTATAACGATATGAATGTAACTGAATATGCACAACGTGAATTAATGGGTAATAATCAATTAACAGAATATTCTTGGGGTAGATATGAAGCTGGACAAGTATTACAACAAGGTACTACACCATATAAGATTGCATCTGGTTTATTAGATTTTGCATCAGCATTACCTGCTGAATATTTTACTGGTGGATTATTATCTTTAGGTAAATTAAAAAAAGCTTCACGTTCTGTAAATGTAGTTGAAACTACAAAAAATCAAAGAAAAGCTAAAGGCAGCATACGATTTTTAGAAGATAAAAAAGCTGCACAAGAGTTACAAGAATTAATAACTACTGCAGCTACTAATAGAAGTCAAGCTGGTAAAAATGCTTGGGCTAAATTAAGTAAAGCAGAACGTGCATTAATTAAAGAAGATGATTGGTTAATAGGTACAGCTAAACGAGAAAAATATAATGGTTTAAGTACAAAAGTCCAAAACCAATTAAAAGCAGATAGAGCATTAGCTAGAAAAAGTGGTTTGTTTAATGGTAGGTTGCAAGGTGTTTTTGCTAAAGATGCAAGAAAATTAATAGCTACTCCTGAATCAAGAGTATTAATAAAACATTTTGCTAAATCAAGTGGTAAAACATTGTCTGAAGACCCTACGTTAATTAATTGGATTAATGACGTTGAATATTGGAACTGGGTTGGTAGACAAACAGACGAAGTTAAAATAGCTGATTCGATAGTAGATATGATGACTGATGGTTTGAGAACAAGTAAACCTCAATATGAAGGATTTAAAGGTCCTGAAAGAATATTAGACGGAGTTACTTCTATGCCTAAAGGTTTTTCTAATATGACTGGTTCTGCAGTTAGAAAAATAACAGGTAGTGAAAATTTTGCTATGAGAAGTTTAGGTAGTGTTGTAGGTGAAACTATTAGAAAACCTTACACATACACTAGAGGTGCTTTAAGAACTATTGCTCATTATGATGACAGTGTACAAGCTGCAAAAGCAAGTTGGAAAAAAGCACATGGTTCAGTAGATGGAACACCTGAATCTTGGGATATATTAAAAGAAATATATAAAAATAATTTACAAGCTAAAAATGTTGGAGTATCAAGATATTTAGGATTTAGTTCTAATTTCCAAAATAGTTTAAGTTTAAATTCAAAAAGATTATTAGGTGAAATGTCTGGTAGTGCTATGGAAATGGGTAACCGTAAAGTAGCAACAAGACAACTAGCAAATCATATGAGACAAAACAATTTTACTGATTTAGAATGGCAAACTTGGATGGATAGATGGTTAGATTTAGGTGATAATTATAGAGAACAATTAAAATATAGTTCTGATTTAATGGAATTTCAATATCACAAAATTAAAGCAACAGGTAAACAACATGAAGTAATTGCAAAACATATTCAACGTACAGTAGAAGAATGGAACAAAAAACAAAAAGCATATTTTAAATCTAATGGATATAATTATAATGGTATACCACATAACATTGTTTCACCAGGTGGTGGTACTGCAGATGATTTAATAGAAATTGCAATAGGTGGTAAAACTATAGATATACAAGTACCACGTGCTTCAATATTGTCAGAAATGAGTGACAACATATTTCCATTTTTAAATCAAGATATTGTTGATAGAGTTGTAGGTAAACATTTTTATGCAGCTGATTTTGAAGATTTAAAAGCTTTTGAAGCTAGTAAAATAGGTGCAGCTAATGTTAAAAAATATTTAACAACTTTACGTACAGAAGGTAGAGCTGCTGCTAAGGCAGTTAATGAATTTGGTTGGATACCAACTAATCAAACAATGGATGATGCTGGTACTAAGTTATTAGATTTTTATACAAGAAAAGTATTTAAGCCAATTGTTTTATTAAGACCTGCATTCTTTACAAGAATATTTTTAGAAGAACAATTTAGAATTTATGCTGCTGGTTTAGATAGTGGGTGGAATAATCCATTTCAATATTTATCATGGGTATTTTCACATAGCGAAAAAGAACAAGCTAAATATTGGTCTAAATTTTCAGAGTTTGACGACATTATGAGAAGTCCAGAACATTTATCTGTTACACATCAGCAATGGACTAATAATATTATTAAAGGTGGTAAATATAAAAATAGTTATCGTATTGAAATGCCAGAAGTAACATTTGGAGAAGTTGGTTACAACAAAGGTATATTTACAACTTTATTTAAATTAAGAAACGATGGTGTAGCAAGATACATTGCTGCTAATGGTGTTGATGAAGACACATTAAAATGGTTTACTAAAGGAAAAGGAAATGATTATAGACAAGATTTATTAAAAAAAGGTGGAGAAGATTGGATGGATGTAGCTACAAATGATGACATAGCTATGGCTTATTTAAAATCTGTAGAAAATAGAATTAGACAAGCAACAGGTCACAGATTAGAAGTAGGTAGAGATTATGTACGATTTGACAGTAACTTAAAAAAACCAGGTAGAAAATTTACTAATAATTTATCTGAAGCACAATTAAGTCACAATATAGATAGTAAAGATGATGGTATGACTTTGTTAAGACGTGTAATAGCTGAAGGCGTACTTGAAACTACAGATGGCCAAGAATTAAAAATGTTATCAGAAGTTGATGGTATTGTACAAGGAGTTAGTAGAAGTCAACAAAAAGAATTAGAAAACGCTATATCTAAATGGATAGATAAAGATGGAGACAAATTTAATTTAGGTACATTATTTTATAAACGAGAAGTAGATGTACCTGAAGGTAGTTTGTTTAAAGGTGAAGAATTATTAGATACAGCTTTTGAATATTTATTTAGAAATATGATGGATAGACCTATTAATTATCTCAATAGAAGTTCTACATTTAAACAATACAGATGGGCATACATAGTAGATAAATTTCATTTAATGGACAAAGAATTGCAACAAAAATTTATTAGAGAAGCTTCAGCAACAAAAATACCGCTTAAAGTGCGTAAACAATTACAAGAATTAATGGGTGGTTCAGAAAAGAAAGTATATCAGTTAACTGACTATCAAACAGTAAGTGATGGAAGTAAAGCATTTGGATTACAATCTACACAAGACTTATTGTATGACACAACTAAAAGACATAGAATATCACAAAAGACAAGAAACATATTTCCTTTCCCAGAAGTTTGGTTTGAAATGTTAACTACTTGGCCAAAATTATTAGCTGAAAATCCAAAAGTTATTAGAAGAACACAATTAACGTTAAAAGGTGGTAGAGGTGCTGACGCTTTAGGTTTTTCTGGAGATGGATTTTTTGCAGAAGACCCTAATGGTTCAGGTGAACAAATGTTTGTAATGCCTTTTGGTGGTCATATGTCTAATTTAATATTTGGTGAAGATTCTAATGTAAAAATGTCACCACGTGGTTATGTAACTGGAGTTAACTTGTTAGGTCAAGGATTTGTTCCTGGTCCTACACCTATGGCTGGTTTTGCTATAGACAAAGTATTACCTGCTGGTGGAGTAGCAGATGAGTTAAGAGGTATCTTTTTTGGAGATTTTGGTCCTCCTACAGGTACAGGTTTCTGGGATGCAATTATACCTACATCACCTTCTTTACAAAAATTCTTTGCAGCACAAAATATAATACCAGTTGGTAATAAATCAGAAGTAGCATCTATGCGTGCTAGTACGTCAATTGAATTATTTAAATTATTAAAAATGGAAAATGGTGAAAAAAGATTATTAGAAGCGGGTGCTTTAGATGAATATTTAGAACAAATAGAATGGAAAGGAACTACAGCTAATTTATTACCTGATGAAGATTTAACACCTGATTTAATAGATGCAGCTTTAAGAGATTATGCAAGAGACAAAGGAAGACAAACATTTTTATTTAGAGCTATGGCACAATTTGTATTACCTACAGGATTTAGTCCTAGATATTATATTGAAGATAAAGATGGTAAAATGTGGGGTACACAAATACTTGCTAAAGAATATCAAAATCTAGTACAAGAACATAATGATGACCATATAGCTGCCTATGAATCTTTTATAAGATTATATGGATATGAACACACTTGGTTAACTACAGCTAAAAGTGCAGCTAAAGGTGGGAAAAAAGCATACTCAGAGAGAGTTTTATCATGGCAACAAGAAAATAAAAATGTATTAGAACAATTACCTAAAAGTGCATTTTATTTACTACCTGATAGTCCATATGAAGAAAGAAGCTATCAAGAAGTAATAAGACAATACAATATTGGTGAAAGAGAAGTTTTGTCACTAGAAGAATTTAATGTAGCAGCTAACGATACATTAGGTTATTTTAGATACACAGCTTACAAAGAAAAATTTGAAAACAGTTTTATACCTGAAGCACAAAAAGATATGTTATTTAGAATTTATAGAACAGCGTTAATGCAACAGTTACCTGGATTTGAAAGAACTGGTGGACAAAGACAACCAGCTACGTCAAAAGAGATACTAGGTGAAATGATAGAGAAATGGCCTAATTTAGAAATAACGTTAAAAACAGAAGCAGGTGCAGTATTTGTTAATGATTTCTTACCTAAATGGCAAGCTTTTGCAAGACAATCAGAATTTCAATCACCTTCAGGTAATCCAGAATGGTGGTTGCAAAGTACAGACCCTATAGCTGTATATATGCGTGCAGATTTTCAAGGATGGGCAAATGAGATTATACCTTTAAACCCTGACTTTGCAGCAATTTGGACTAATATAATAACTAGGATGTTTCGTGACGATAAAGAGTATTACAATGCATAGGAAATTAAATGGCAGATAAACAAACTAATTACGAAAAAGGGCAAGCTTTTAGTAAAGCAATAAAAGATTGGTTTGCAACACAAGACCCTAATTATTGGAATGATAAATACGGATTATCTGCAAATACAGTTTTAGAATATGGAAATTATGGACCAGATAAAATTACTTATAGTTTTAGATTTTTATTAGGGCCAGGCAATAAAATAGAATCTATTGAAATAGGTGGTGCAACTATACCAATAGAAGATGTTCCTAATTATCAAGAATATGTATCAGAAGAATTTACATACGAACCAGGATTTTTTGGTGGTCTTTTTGGAGCACCTGAAACTCTTTCAAGTGTAGAAGAAGCAAAACTTATACAAGAATCTGTTGTACAAACAGACACTGAAGCAGAATCTGTTGTACCAAGTGAAGACACTACTTATTTTGAAGATGAAGTACGTGACCGAAAACCTATTCCAGGAGCAACACAAGAAATTGTCGCTAGAGCACCTATAGGTGAATTAAAAGGTGATGCATTTGACCGATATGTTACAGGAGTAGCAGAGAATGACTTAACTCCAGAACAAGCATATGCAAATGCAACTGGACAACCATTACCAGGATTTTTAACTGACGAAAATGGAGATATTTTATTTGAAGAAGTAGATGGTTCGTTTGTTCCTATACCTGTAGAAGTACAACCTCAATCTTTATTTATGACTGATTTTGTAAATCATATAGGCAAAAACGCAGACGCAATTAAATATCTAAAAGATATTTTAGTTAGACAAGGTATAGCTGATGAAGGTGATTTTGATGACACTAATGAAATGGATATTAATTTACGAGGATACATTGAAGTGTTAATGGCACAATCAAATTATGACAACGCAGGTGTTATGTATAATTCTAATGAATATATGGATTTAATAGACACTATACCTGATAGGTACAATTGGGTTGAAGATTCAAATATGAATGTAGAAAAAGTATCTTGGGCTTTATTAAGTCAAGCTATTAATAGATACTCAGAACGAGAAAAATTGTTAATGAATGTTGATGTTAAGGCAAAAGAAAAAGAATATGAAATCGAAAAAGATATTCCTACAACAGCATATATGTCAAGAAGAATTGATGAATTATTTGAGATAGAATTAGATAGACCACCAACTGAAGAAGAAAGAAATAAATATTTAAATAGTTGGAACTCACGATATGATAACTATGCACAAAATTTAGCATATGCATACAAATCAGCTAAGTATGGTGCAGACATGGAAAATTATTTAATTGAAAATGGTAAAAGTATAGATATGACTGGTGCTATAGGTGGAGATTATAGAGATACTATAGGTACACGTGAAGTAGGTACTAGAACTTTAGATGATGATGATATTCAAGAAGAAACTTTATATGAAATTGAAACTGATTTAAGAACAGAAAAAGACTTTATTGAAGCTGGACAAAATCGTAGAAAACATCAAAGTAATATAATAGGTGTTATGACAGGTAAAATATAATGGCTACACAACAAGAAATAAAAGAAATAGTATCAGCATTAAAAGATACTTTAAAAGACACTAAAGGTTACTCTGATGAAAATATTGAAAATCTAGTTAAACAATTAACAGCTGCATTAAAAAACACAAAGGGTGAAGATATTGAAAAAGTATTTAAAGAAATAATACCTGACTCTGAAATATGGGATAAAGTACAAGAAATTAGTGATGCTAGACGTATAGACCGTAAAGAAGTTGTGCAAGAAAGTAAAGCTGAAACTTCTAAAGGTAAAAATGTAGATTGGATAGATGAATTAGCTGATAATGAAATATTTGTTTTTGGAAGTAACCGAAAAGGAATACATGGTAAAGGAGCTGCATTAGATGCTAAAAATAAATTTGGTGCTCAAGAAGGAGTAGGAGAAGGATTAACTGGAAAATCATATGCTTTACCTACTAAAGCTACTCCTAATAAAAGTTTATCTTTAGAGGAAATTAGTAAACATATAGATACGTTTTTAAAATTTGCTGCAGAGAATCCAAATAAAACATTTAAAATGACAGCTATAGGAACTAACTTAGCTGGCTTTGAACCAAAACAAATAGCAAATATATTATTTACTAAAAATATACCTGGTAATGTAGATGTACCTTCAAGTTTTAGTAATGCTAAAACTGCTACTGATGAAATTCCTGATGAAATATTAAAAGATAATAAAAGGTTTTCACAATATGATGATGTAGATATGAAATTACTTGCAGACCAAAACGCACCAAGTAATACACCTAAATTAACTAATGGTATAATAAATCCTGCAGATAAACATAATTTAGAATACATTGTTAAAAATCTAAAAAACATTCCTAACCAAGCAGATAGAAAAGCATGGGTAGGAAAACAACCACAATACATACAAGATTTAGCTAATAAATATAAAAATAATTATATTACCGAACAAATGGGTTTAGGGAAAACTGTTGATAAACCTATTACAGAAGCAACTAATGTAAGTCCAGAAAATGTAAATAATGCTAAAGTTGTAAGAAAACCTCTAACTTCTGATTTTGAATTAGGCATTCCTAATTACGGAAAAAAGATACCAGACAATACAGTAAAAGTTTGGAATTTAGGAAGAAAAATATTTGAACAAGAGATAGACCAGACAAAAATTATAGATGGTAAACCTGCAGTTAGTGGTTGGGAACCTAATTTAATAGGTACTGGTCATCAAGAAGGAATATTAATAGACAAAGGATTAATGGAAGCTGAATGGTTAAATTATGGAAAAGAAGTTCCTAAACCAGGAGAAAGAATAGTACATGGTTTTGATGGTAACGCTAGAAGAAATATAAAAAATCTTAAAGGTGGTATTGAATGGAATTATGGTATTGCTACAGAAGTAATAGAAGTTGAAGAACTTGCTGGTGATTGGTTTAATGATATTGAAATGAGAAATAAAATTGCTAGACAAATGGGTATTACTCCACAAGCATTAGAAAAATTAGTTATTAGTGGTAAAACAGGTGCTGAACAAAGTCAAAGAGCTGGTTTTTATGTTGATAAATGGTCAGATGCTTATTTTGTTAAAGTTAAACCATTAACAGAAAAAGATATAACTGACAAATGGATAAATGCTGAAGAAGGTATAAACGTCAAAGCAACAAGTGTAGAAGCCGCAGCTAGAAGTTGGGGATTTGATGCTACTAAAAATATTGAATTAGATAAATTGCTTAAAGGAGTTATACCTTTAATGGGTGCGGGATTAAAAAAAGGAGCTAAAGTATTAGATTACGGAGAAGTAATTTATGGATGGATGGCTAATGGTATTGGTGGAGTATTAAATAAATTAGGTCCACCAGGTAAAGCTGTTGCTGGTGTTGTAGGACAAGGTGCCAAAAAAGCTACTATTACAGCTGCTGGAACGGGCGTTGCAGCTGCTACAGCAGCTAAAGTTGGAGTTAAAGGTGCAGCAGCGGTTGCATCTACAGGTTCAGTTGCTGGTATGGCTGCTTATGAAAAAGCAAATTTTTATTATGGTATAGCTAGTGGAGTAATATTATCTGCTATAGAAACATTAGGTATTATTACTAAAGATACTTTTGGAGAACAGTCTATCAAGAATGCTTTAGGGCCTGAATATGAAAAATGGGCAGAGTCTAATGGGATTATTGATAAAATAGGTGTATATCCACTTATAAATAGTTTAGAACTAGCTGAAGAACAAGGTATATTATCTTCTGGATTTGTTGACGAATATACTAATTGGACTAATGACAAATGGATAAATGTTATATATGAGTTTTTAGGAACAGAAGGATATGAAGATATGGAATCAGTCAATACTGTATGGAGAGAAAAAAGAGCACCACAAAATTGGTTTGGTAGCCTTAATGATGTATTTGGTTTAAATTCAGGAACAGCGTTAATGAATGCTGGGTTTATACCAGAAACAGGATTAATGCCTGCAATAAAACGTTCACCAATAATAACTGGTATAGAAATACCTTTTGAAAATTGGTTATTACCTAAAGTAGGATTAGAAGATTGGGTATATCCTGAAGATGATTATTCAGATGAAACACAATTAATAGAAGATTTTAACAATTATGGAGATATAACTCCAGTGGACAATAACGCTTGGTTAGGTAATATGTCATCAATAGGAGATGTAGATGAATAGTTTGCCAGAAAATGCAACAATTGTAGAAGTTGAAGGAACAGGTAAATATTACATTAGAGTTGATAGGGGTGGTGTAAGTTTTTTCTTTGACCCTGGTGATAAAAACATTACTGAATTAATTGCAGATACTACAGGTCTTGAAGACCCTATGGCATTAAGTCAATTAGCTAAAGACAATACCGAAACTATAGATGAATTATCTTTTGAACAACAGTTTTTAGATGATGATTTTTTAGTTTTTGTAGGTGACTACGATTCAGCAAATGAAAATTGGACTGATATATTAAACAATGTAAAAAATATTACTGAAAGAGAAACTTGGTGGGGTAATAAAGAATTTAGAGACGAATATATAAGAGCATATGAATTTGCTACAGATGATGATGGTGTATTTGATAAAACTGCATTTTTTGAAAATTTAAAAACAAACGAAACTATTGGTAAAGCATTAGGCGAATTAGACATTAGCAGAGATTTTTATAATAGAACAATCGATGAACGTTTAGACCCAAAACAATATGGTATGGATTTAGATACTTATGTAGGTTCAGTACAAGCTATTGCATTAGAAGCTGGTGTACCATTAGAAGACATAAAAGAAAATACAGAATTAAATAATAGTTTAAAATTAGTAGCAAACAATTTAAATAATGGTGTATATGGTGACCCAAATACTAAAGCAGCTGTAGCTAAAGCTTCTCAACAAGTAGTAGCATTAGTTAATCCAGCTTTTAGAGAAGCAAATGGCGGTATATATACATTAGATGATGACATTCTTAAAGCATCAAAAGGTATGTCTACAGTTAGTATCACAACTAAACATGATGAAGTAGAAGAATTATTAAATCAATTTTTACCACAAAGTATGTGGGGAGATATAGATGTATCTAAAGAAGCAAGTAAATTACAAATGGAACCTAATTATAAATACGAATTACAAGAAAAACTTAAAGATAAACGTTTTGCACAATTTAATATGTATGATAAAGATATTTCTTGGAGTACTATTCTTAATAATAAAAAAGGTTCTATTAAAGCAGCGTGGGGTATAGATGTTAAATGGGATAATCCAGTTTTAAATGATATAATTTCAATGAATGATACAACAAAAGAAGGAGAATACTTGAGAGGTAAAGGTATGGAATTAGGAATAGACAAAGTAAAGAACGATTTTGCTTTAGCATCAGCTAGTGCATATGGTGACGGTGTAATTAAATCACAAAACTTTTTGGAAAATTAATGGTAAAAGTATATAGAAAAGATTATTTAACTGGATATGAAATAGGAGATGACCCTAAAGTAATAGCTGATTATAAAGAAAATGGTTACACACAAAGTTTAAAAGATGCTACTGCTAGTTCAAAAGGAATTGGTGGACAAAATTACACAGGTTCAACTGCTTCAACTGCCGATAAAGAAACTACAGCTGGTGATTATACAGAGGGTTTAGAACGAGCTAAAGCTTTATATAAATTTATGCCTGAGAATGTTCAAGCAGAGTTTGCTAATGCTTGGGTAAAATTTGGTGAAACTAATTTAGCAAAAGCAGCTACAAGAAATACAGCTGCATGGAAAAAAGAATTTAAATATTTACAAAGAGACGATGGTTCTTTAATTATGGACGAATTACAAGCTATGGCTACAAAAGCAACTTATAAAGAAACATTAGCTGAAGTTGGAATAGTTGATACTAGCGAATTTGAAGAACAATTTAATGCATTAATAACTGGTGAAGTATCTGGTGCAGAATTTCAACAAAGAATAGATGTAACATATAACGCAGTTAAAAATAATATACCTCAAGTAGAAGCTATGTTTAGAGAACAATACAATATATCTACTGACCAACCTACTATATTTGCTGCTTTAATTAATCCAGGTATTAATGACAAGTTATTAAAAGGTGATTTAAAAACTATAGGTGTTGGTGCAGAAGCAAGAGCTGCTGGATTTAGTAGAAGTTTTAGTAGATTTGAAGCATTAAGAAAAGCTGGTCTTACACAAGAAAAAGCTAGACAAGTTTATCAACAAGCAGGTAACTATCAAACAATGGCCACACAAACAAATAGTGAATTTGATGTTAGTACATTAGAAGAAGCATCTATAGGAGATGCAGATTCAGCAAAAGAAATAGGATTATTAGCAGCAGAATCAGCAGCTATGTCTAGTTTCAAAGCAGGTGCAGCTAAAAAAGATAATAAAGTTACTGGACTTTTAGAAGGATAGTGTATAATAAATATTGACGTTGCGTGGTCCGTCTAAAGACCTGCACTCAGCTTTCAAAGCCTACGTAGAAAGCTTGTATAAAAATCGTAGAGTAAGGACTTAAAAATTAAGTTATCCAGTTTTAAGTCAAGTGTGAAGGATAACACCGCAATTAGATTCCACAGGTCTAATTTGATAGGTCAAAACTGTGAGGAGGTACGAAATGGACGAATTTGATGGTCTTGATAATTCAGGAGCAAAAGCAATGCGTGAAACTATTGACAGAAAAAATGACGAGATAGCAAAGCTAACAGCTGAGCTTACAAATCATAAAGATGAAAAACTAAAAGATGCTGTAAAGCAAATTGGTTTAAATCCTGAAAGTGGTTTTGGTAAAGCATTGACACAAGTGTATACAGGTGAAGTAACAACTGCAGCTGTAAGTGAGTACGCAAAAACAGAGTATGGTTTTGAACCTACAGGAATGAACGAAGATGTCACACACCTAAGTTCTACTCCAGTAATTAAAGATGATGCTAGGTCAAGAGTACAATCACTTGATGCAAATTCCGTAAGTGACGTATCCGATGATGAAGTCTTAGCACAACTTCAGAATATTATCAGCAAAGGTAGTACTAAAGATGCTATCCGAGCAAAACTTACTCTGATGGAAAACGCTAAGAACGAATCTTAATTTAAAGTACAAGCTAACAATTAAATACGGAGGTATAAAATGGCAGCAATTTCGCTGACAAATAACACTATTTACTCCCAGAAGATTAATAACTTTTCTGGCGAGTTATTTCGTGTAGGTGGTCAAAGAACCCCATTTCTCTCTGCAACAGGTGGCTTAAACGGTGGTAAGGTACTACAATCAACTTTCTGGCAAATCCAGGCAGCTGATAATGCAGTTATTTCTTCTGAACCTACTAAAGGTCAAGAAGGAGCTCAACCTACAGAATATTTAGGTAGAGACAGAGTTGCATATACATCAGTTACTCAAATTTTCCATAAAGGTGTTAAGATGTCTTACACTGGAATGGCAACCTTTCAACATCAAAATCCATTTGACTTGAGTGCTAATATAACAGCCTCATCAGATGGTGACGGAACAGTAACAGCTGGAGACAAAATGTCATTAGCTGGTGGTAATCCGATTGTTGATGAGTTCTCAGAGCAAATGACTTTGGCTTTAGAAAAAATAGCAAGAGAAGTAGAATGGTTCGCTTTTAACGGAACATTCGCAGATGGTGCAAATACTACTCCAGGTTCAGGAACACGTGAAATGCGTGGACTTAAACAATGGATTGGTTTAAATGCAAATGCAAATAATACAGTTGCTCCAACAGGCACAGGTGGAAACATCCACTATTGTGATGCTGATGGAGATGCAACTTCAGCAGCTCGTGATTTAACATGGGATGCGATTGCAGAAGGCATGAAACGTCTTTATGACGCTAATGCTCCAATGATACAACCTGTATTAGTTGTCACACCTAAGCAATTACTAGCTCTTAACAAAGAATTACTCAGTGGTACTATTGGTACAACTGCAGCTATTCTTCCAAGAGATAGAAACATTGCTGGTGTTGACATTGATACTGTTATTACACCATTCGGTTCACTAGGTATGATGGTTATAGATGGAAATATCATGCCAGCAGGAACTGCATACATTCTGGACTTCGCTTTCATACAACCAGTATTTACCAATATCCCAGGATTTGGTACTGTGTTCGTAAGAGACTTAGACCAAGACGACTTTGCTAGAGTTGGTAAAGCAGTATACATGGAAATGGGTTATGACTTCGGTCCTGGCTCATATCACTTACTGTTTGAACAAACAAATAGCTAAAAAAATTAGAACTTTGGGAGTAGCTCCACCTGCTCCCATTGTTCTGCTATAGTAATAAAGATATACGGAGAAATTTATGCAAAAATTAATAGGTGTAAAATACACAGGTAGTACTACTGCTAGTCCAATTATTCCAACAGAGGGCCTTCTAGTTGCAGGTTTTTTACCAGGTTCAGGTTGGAATGGTACATCAATTACATTTCAATGGTCACCAGAAAATGGTGGTACATTTTATGATGTAAAAGAAACAGATGGTTCTGCAGTAACCTACACGGTAGCTGCTAATAAACTTACAAGAGTTGACCCATCAGGTTGGGCATTTGCTTCAACTGGTTGGATTAAAGTAATATCAGGGTCTACAGAAGATACATCCTCAGAAATAACAGTCTTATTAAGAAGTAGTTAGGCGTAACAATGAGTATGCTTTTACTTCTTAAAGAAGGTAGATATTTACATATTGATTCAAAGTCAGATGTTGAACCTTCTTTTGAAATAATAGATGACCAAATAAAAGCTAATGGTGGCTTTGGTATATCATTATTAGGTGTAACAGCTTATGCTAAAGAACAAGATAAGGTTGCATAATGAGTACAAATATAGGAGCGTTAGTAGATAGAGTATTTAGAGAATATTTAGAACCTAACGATAGTTTAAATTCATACACAGCTGTAGCTACTGGTGCTGGTTTTAATGCTAGTGCTACAACTATTACTTATAATGGTGATTTATTAACTTCAGAAGAAGAAGATGTTATGGATGCTGGAACTATAATTGAAATTGGACATGAGTTAATGTATTGTACTGATGTTAATACTACTAATAAACAAATTACTGTAGTAAGAGGAACTAGAGGTACAACAGCAACTGCACATTTAGAAAACGCTGTAATTAAAATAGCTCCTGTTTTTACACGTAAAGCAGTATTTGATGCAATATCAGACCAAATAACAAATCTTTATCCAACATTATATGCAGTAGATACACAAGCAGTTGTATCAGGTACTGGTTATACATTACTTGGTTCTTATGATGCTCCTGGTACAAATAATTATTTAGTGACTCCTATAAAAGCTATATCTCAATATACAGATTGGTCTGCAGGTTCAGACCAAACAGGTTTAACTTTTAAAGGTGTTGGTATAGAAATGATTGATTTACCTAATCCATTTGTTTATACAGATTCAACAAGTACAGAAAGAACAATAACTTACACAGTAGGACCAGATGTAGTACATGCTTTACAGTTTGCTGGTATAGCTGCTGGCCATACAGTTTATGTAACATTTAAAAAAAAGTTTGTACAACCTACAGCTGAAACAGATACTCTTGCCACAATAGGATTAGAAGATGAATACGAAGCTATTGTTATGGCTGGTGTAGCTGCACACATGTTAAGTGGTAGAGATATACCTGCTGCTACAGCTGATTACATAACAGACCAATTAGCTACTGGAACTTATCCAGTTGGAGCTTCATCAAATATAAGAAATGGATTACTTTCTTATCAATTAACATTATTAAATCAAGCTAAAAAAGATTTGAAAGCAAGGTATCCAGAGCCAGTAGCTCTTAATCAAATAACATATTCATAATGCCAAGATTAGCTAATCTTTATAATGTTTCAGACCCTGAAAGAAAAGGGTATGATTTTAGAATAGACAATGATTTATTCAGAGCTGCTATATCTAATCAAGTTCCTATGAAAATACAATCTTCTGATGTTCAATCACAAGAAATAAATGTTAATCAAAACCCAGAAGATTTTACTAGAAACATAGGTCGTATATATTCAAGAAACAATTTTTCTGGTGGTAGTAACTTGGATATGGCTCATAAAAGAGGTATGTCTGAAGATGATACTACAAAATTTTGGGATAGTAGTGGATTAGATGTCTTTACACAAAACAAAGGAATACCATATAGTTTAAAAATGTTATTTCAAACAGAGTTAGAACAAGCATTAGATTCTAGTGATGGTGATAATGCTTTAGCTATTGTTGGTACAAAAGTATATGTTTCTAATGATGAGACTTTATATGTTTCTTTAGATGGTGGTGACAGCTGGAGTGTACAATCTACAAATTTAACAGCAGGTTATGAGATAAAAGGATTAGCAACACATGGTAGTGATTTATATATCGTTGCTAATAATGGTTCAGCAGGAGAAATAGAGTTACTTCCTGATGGTAGTTCATCAACTCAAAAAATGTCAGCAGCAATATACGATGGTATTTGGTCTGTTAAAGGATTAATGTTGGTATCTACTGGTACAACATTACATCAATATGATGGTAATACAACTGTAGGTTCTGCTATAGAAACACTTCCTACTGGACAAAGTTGGACTGATGTAGTTGATGCAGGTGCAGTTATTTTAGCTGTTGCTACTGATGGAAGAATATACTCTATCAAAGATGTAGCAGGAACATTTACAGCAAAAGGTACTACAGAACTTAAAGGTGAAGTAGTTACTTGTATTACTGAAACACAAGGACAAATATTTTATGGTACAAAAGTTGTACAAACTGGTAGTAAAGTTATTGGAAGATTATATAGTGCTGCTTTAACTGTAGCTGATGACTTATATGTTCTTGGTAATCAACAATTAATTAAAGAATGGAATATAGATTCTATTGATGCTAGTCCTTACAGATTACATGCAACAAGAGATTCTGTCTATACAGGTATAAAAGAAACAGGTAGTAATTCGTATTTATGGAGATATTACTTACCTACTGCAGGTATAGCCAGAGACTTAAAGTTAGGTGCTGGTAATATTATTAAAGGAATTGGTATTATAAATGAAAAATTTTTAGTTACAGTTCAAAGTAGTGGTATATGGCAAGAAACATCTAACTATGAAACTACAGGTTATCTTATAACAGCTAACGCAGATTTCTTTACTGCTGAACAAAAACAATGGGTAGAAGCACAAGTAGAAACTCCAAATATTTTAACTGGTAGTACAGTAGAACTACATGTTACAGATGATATAGCTGGAATAACTTCTCCAACTCATACAAGTTGGAGTAAAGTACTTGATAGACAATCTGGTTTAGGAACTGTAGAAGCACAAGTAAATAAAATATCTAGGTATGGTGCTATGAAAATTGTACTTACATCTCAAGGTACAACTGAAGCACCAGAAGTTAATTCTATTTCTTATCGTGCATTAGCAAGACCAGAACTTGTATTAGTACAAATACCAGTAAATCTTAGTGATAGAGTAGAAAGACCATACAGAAAACCTATAACAGTTAAAAATTTAGGTGAAGCAGTATATCAATCATTAAAAGATAGAGAAGGAACACCTGTTACTTTAGAAATTTATGACCCTCAAGAAATAATTAGAGGAGTTGTTGAATCAATAGAATATCCTATAGAAGGTAATCCTAATATTGGAAGTGTTACAAGATATGCTATAATTACAATTCGTGGGACAAGACAAGAAGTTTATGCTACTCTAACTTCTGGTGATGCACCAGGAATAAATGCGTATGGTATTATGAGATTTGGATAAAGAAGGTATAATAAAAACATATGACAGCACAAGAAACTAATTTAGTAAACGCTTTTGAAACTACTCTTAATGGTGCAGTAGCATCAGGAGATAGTTCAATAGCTTTAACAGATAATCCAGGAGTTGCAGCTAAAGTTTATTTAGTAATAGACCCTGATAATGATAGTAAAAGAGAAATTGTTCTTTGGAACTCAGGAGCTTTTGGAGCAGCAGCAGTTACTAGAGATGTAGATGCAAAACACGACCCTGACCCAGCACATGCTGATGGTACAAAAGTAAGACTTGCAGTAGTTAAACAACACATAGAAGATGTACATGACAGAATAGATGATGTAGCTTTAACAGGTGATGTTACAGGTACATTAGCCGATGCAACACAAGATATAGCAACAACAATAGCTGCAGGTGCAGTAGACTTCGCTATGATTAATCAAGGAGATTTGATTACACAAGCAGAAAGTATTACATCAAATGATAGTGATACAAAGATACCTACAGCAGCAGCAGTTAAGAACTATGCAGATGCAGAAGCTGCAACATTAACTAATAAAGTATTAAAAGATTATAATGAAACAACAGCAGGTATTACATCAGCAGTAGATATGGCTATAGATTTAGCAAATGGTAATACAGGTACAGTAACATTAGGACACAATGTTGATGACTTACATTTTACAAATGTACCTGCATCAGGAGTAACAACATTTACTTTAGTAGTAACACAAGATGGTACAGGTTCAAGAACAATGGACATAGATGCAGTAAGTGTTAATGGTGGTGGTGATGTCACTGCTAAAACTGCAGGTGCTGCAGGACTAACACTATCAACAGCAGCAGCATCTATAGATATACTTACATTTGTATTTGTAGGTACAACACCATTTTTATTTAGTCAACTAGCTTTCGCATAATGTCACCTTTAGGTGTAGCCAGAGCTTTAATCACAGCAGGTGGTGCTGTTGAAACAATAGAACTTATTCAAACTCAAACAATAACTAGTAGTACTGCAGCAGTAGATTTTACAAATATCAAAGGTTCAGAATATAATGTGCATTATTTAACTGCACACAATATTAAAAATGCTACTGATGACCAACAGTTTGCAATAAGAATGTCTGTTGGTGGTACATTTGATACAGACAATGATTATAAAAGAGCAATATTTACTTTGTCACATGATGGTGGTACTGATGACAGTAGAGATACAAACATAAATCAAATATTTTTTACTTTAAATCAAGGTAATGTAGGAGAAGAAAGAGGTCATGGCT